TCTTTTGTATCTGATTCTTTTGTATCTGATTCTTTTGTATCTGATTCTTTTGTATCTGATTCTTTTGTATCTGATTCTTTTGTATCTGATTCTTTTGTATCTGATTCTTTTGTATCTGATTCTTTTGTATCTGATTCTTTTGTATCTGATTCTTTTGGACGTTTTGGTGTAAGTGATTTTAATGTTGATACTCGTTTAACATCTATAATTTTCAATGTAAAATTACGATTTAATTGATTAAAATATAATGATGGAATCGATTGAATTTCTCTTGTATCTTTATCATAATATACATCTTTGGTTTTTTGAAGTTTATTTTTTTCCAAACATTCTTTGAAAAAATGTTTCAATGATTTTACATCTTTCAATGCCATTGCGTTCTCTTTTCCGTATTTTTCGGCAAATATATGTAATTTTTGAATTTTTTCAGTTTTGTCTAATTTATTCCACGATTCTGTTTTATTATGTAATTTCTCTTTTTCCAATAATTGATCTATATTGAGAACTTGATTTTTTGATGCTATATTTTTCTCTGTATTGTCTAGACGTTGTTGATATATTCCCATCTGTTTTCCTCTTTTTTCTACAACATTCTCATCTGTCTCACTAGAATTTGGTTTTGATGATACCGCTATATTTTTATTTTCAAAGATAGATGTATTATTAAACATAGTTATTGTGTTTTTTCTTTATGTTCGTTATACTTAATAAATTAAAAGGTATTAGGTTTATTTTGTTTTATTAAATATATATAATTTGTATAATACGAAATGTTAATGCTTTAATATCTTACAATAAAAATATATAAAATATATAATTGTATATTTTATATAATGGAAACGTTTTTTACGAATATATATGAAAACAAAATATGGGGCGATAATAAAAATGATCAATATAATGGTAGTAGTGGAAGTGGAAGTGATGTAGAATATAATAAATATACTTATGTTCCATTTTTAAAAAATTTTATTATCGATAATAATATAAAAAATATAGTTGACTTAGGATGTGGCGATTTTAAGTGTGGAAATTTAATTTATGATGATTTAGATATTTTATATACTGGTTATGATACATATAAAAAAATAATAGATTATAACTTAAAACAACACTCATTACCAAAATATTCTTTTATACATTTAGATTTTTTTGATAAAAAAGAAACTATTATAAATGGTGATTTATGTATTTTGAAAGATGTTATACAACATTGGAAAATAGATGAAATTTATACTTTTTTAGATTATTTAGTTGAAAATAAAATATTCAAATATATTTTAATATGTAATTGTTGTAACCAAAAAACAAATAACCCTGAAAATAATCATAGATCTACACCATTATCAATCGATTTTTTTCCATTAAAAAAATATAATCCAGTAAAATTATACAATTATAATTTAAAAGAAGTTTCCATTATATATATATAACGCTACACTGGTTAAATGATAAAATATGTAAAAGAAATAAATTTTGTTACCGAAAAAAATTCAAATCAGACATTTGAAATTATTAAAGATCAAATATCACCAATTTATAACAACACTTTTTCAGAATGTCTTAATATTAATCTTCCACAGTGTAGAAAAATAAAAAAAAAAATACCTAAATCTCGTGTAGTTGTAAATTATAAAAATTGGGTTCTCAATGAAATAGATTATAATCCTTATCAACAATTTGTCATTTTATTTGGAGAAGATAATCCAGAAATAGATGATATAAAACATTTTGATAAAATTAGAGAACTTGCTCGTCGACAAATTACAAATAAAATTCAAAGCTATCATTCTCAAGATATTAAAAAAAATATATTATCTGAAGATTTTGTTAATATTGAAACAGTTATGACATTATTAAAAAAATGTGAATTCAATTGTTATTATTGTCTTAATCCTACACAAGTTCTCTATAAACATGTTCGAGAACCTTCTCAGTGGACATTAGAACGTATTGATAATAATTTTGGACACAATAATAATAATGTAGTTATAGCATGTTTAAGTTGTAATTTAAAACGCCGTCGAATGTATCACGAACGTTTTATTTTTACTAAACAATTAAATATTATTAAAAAAAATTACTAATTTACACGATTCATATAAAATCATGTAAATAATTTATACTTTTTCACATTTTCCATTATTACGATTACGATGACTTCCGCGTCTACAACGTTTTTTATTTATTGAACGACAAGTTTTTGTTTTTTTAGAACGACGAGTTCCACGTGCACAACGTACATATTTTTTTTTTATAGTAAACATTTTTATATATACTTTAGATATAATTATTTTTTACGAGTACATTTTCCTGTTTTACTATTACGCTGAAAACCTTTTTTACACTTGGATTTTGTAGACATACAACGATTTCCCGAACGATGACTTCCTGCAGGGCATTTAGATGTTTTTTTAAGGGTTTTTGTCTTCTTTGATTTTGCCATTATATATTAGTTATCGAAAATATTGTACCAGTGAATATCTAAATTGGAACGATTTGTCTCTTATTTTAAATCGTTACTTATGATGTTTGAAGAATTCAAATTTTTTATTTGAATTCTTCAAAGGTTTAATTGATAAATTATAATAAAATAACATAAAACTTTTACCTAAAGTATTATCAATGGATAACTTTCATCAATCTATACGCGATAAATTAAATTTTTTTTATGAAACAAATCAAATACCACATATTATTTTTCATGGCGAATCTGGAACTGGAAAAAAAACATTGGTTTACGATTTTTTAGAAAAAATATATGATAATAGTAAACAAAAAATAAAAAATAATGTTATGATTGTAAATTGTTCTCATGGAAAAGGTATTAAATTTATACGCGAGGATCTTAAATTTTTTGCTAAAACAAACATACAATCAAATTATGGTGTAAATTTCAAATCTATCGTATTATTCAACGCCGATAATTTAACAACAGACGCACAATCCGCATTAAGACGGTGTATTGAATTATTTAGTTATAATACAAGATTCTTTATTATTGTTGAAAAAAAACATAAATTATTAAATCCTATTCTATCACGCTTTTGTGAAATTTATGTTCCTGAATATATAAATGAAAATGGTGTTATTGAAAATTTACATAAATATCATTTGACGCGTAAATTTAATACCGAATCTATTGAAAATAATAAAAAAATCTATTTGTATGAATTATTAATAAAACTATATAAAAATTGTCATACTATTGATAATAAAATAATATGTAATTCCAGTGTAGAAATATATGAAAATGGATATTCTTGTTTAGATATTGTGAATTTATTAAAAACAAATCTAGAATTACCATGGTCCCGAGCACAAATATCGGAATTCTTGATACAATTTCACAAAATAAAATCGGAATTTCGATGTGAAAAATTATTAATTTTTTATATGTTGATGATGATTTTTTTTGAAAATCAAGTTTGAATTCTTCGACGGTATAAAATATGTTAAAACTACCATAATAAAATAATAAGTTAAAACATAATAATGGACGATTTTCAACCATCAAATTTGTATCAATCACGCGATGAACTTTGTGCGCGTTTGGTAAGTATTATTACACCTCTTATTATTGAAGGTATTAAATCTATATTCAATGAAGCCGTTAAAATGTGCGTGGAAAATAAAGAAACAGACAAATATTTGATGCATTTTCAAAATCTTATTGGACATATTCCAAAATGGAATAGTAATACTATTGAAATTGAAAGAAAACGTATTATTGAACGTTCTGGTTGTAACTATTTAGAAGATTTAATAACTTGTGTTCATATTATTCATTTGAAAGTTCTTACTTGTATTCGCGTTGGCAATAAACAGAAAAAAATTGATATTTCAATACCAAAATTAGATAGTTTTTTACATAAAGTTTATATTCATGTTGCGCGTAAAACTTATATGAATGTTTACTTATTTGAACGTGGAATTACACCTCTTCATATTCAAAAAAATAATCGTGAATTTGAAGTTATTGTTCAAGAATGTATTTTAGCTACTATTCGTGAAAGTATTCCTACTGAAGACATCATTCGCGCTTTTACAGATGAAAGCACAGAAGTAGAAGAAGAAGTTGTTATTGAAAATATTATTGATCCAGAAGAAAATGAAATGAAATTAAAAGATAGTGAAACATACGAAAATATAGAAGATATTAAATATCCAGATGAAGAAAAACCACCCGAATTAGTTCCATCTATTACTAATATCGATGAAAAACCTGTCACTACTAAATTGTCTTTCAATGATTATGATAGTATTTTAGATTCTGAAACAGGTATAATTGAAGAAATTTCTGCACCAAAAACAATAGAAAGATTAGAAGAAATAAGTACATCACGTGCAATACAACGCAAATTAGAAGAACAAAATGATAATGATGATGATCAAGAACGTATCAAAATTCATACAGACAATATTGACTTAAATGAATTAGATATTTTTAATATTGTAAAAGATAAAAAATCCTCCAAAGAAGTTTGTTTGGAAGACATCGAAGAATTGTAATAATTATTTCAGTTATATAATCCTTCTGGATAAGGAGCTATATATTTATCATCATAACAATTATTTACACAATATAAATTATCTTTATTCAATAAAATCCAATCTTCAGGATCTGTATATAATTTTCCAATAGTATCTGGTAACTTTTTTACATGTTTAGCTGTAGCCCACCAAAAATTTCCCGAATAATGTACATTATTATAATTACAACCATATGTTTCATAATATTTTAATTTTTTAACAGCCAATTTCCATTTCACAATATTCCAATACAACATATCGTTTATCCAATCTAAAATTTTTTTTTCATTTTTTGTATTATAATGTCTTATACCTTTTGTATGAAGATAAAAATAATAAGTATCTTCTGAATCTATTTCTGAAAACTTTTTCATATGTAATAGTGTTGGCACCTCATATTCATCACTTTTTCCTGTGTGAACAATTTTTATTTTATTATCATTAAATCTTTCATCATGAATTAAACTACCATTATCATTTAATACACCTATTCTTATTTCTTTTACAACATCATACAATCCACTTTTTTTTATTGAATCAAAAATTAAATCATATGATTTTTCCCAATTTTCTTTTTGACATATGTGAAAATAACCTATTATGTTTTTATTATCGGACATAAATTCTATATCTTTAGAATAAGAATAATATAAAATTATTACTAATAATAAAGTTAATACAAATAATACTAAATATTGATTACTGCGTTTATTCATAATTTTTTATTTAGTAATTTTCTATATATTAATATAGTAGTTAATTTATGGAAAATATAATATTAATTACTATTGTCATTTGTATGCTTTTTGTTATTGTTAAAATTGTTGAAATGCGTATTACCGAACAAGAAATGAAACCATTGAAAAATATTGTTCGTGAAACTTTTATTGTTGCTGGTTGTGCTTTTTTACCAATTTGGGGCTATTTCCAATTCAAAGATAATATATCTGATTGGTTTGGTGTTGAACCAATTGGAGGAAAAGATATTTTGAAATCACCTGAAATTTTTACAGATACACCCGGATTTTAGAGAAACGATGATTTATAATAATACCGTTCTTGTAACATTACAAATAATGAAACTATAAAATAACATATTTTTTACATGTATAATACTTGACAAAATATTTTTTCAAATATTATCCTGAATATTCTGGAATACTATCTATATTCATACATGTTTTTGGAATTGTTTTCTGTTTATACAAAAATTGGTTGAAAAAATGATAATTTAATTGTTCTTGAGGAACATGTTTGTGAACATTACGTGCGATCATTTTATACAATTTGAAATTTGGATATCGTTCTTCTCCATTACGTTTATATAAAACATTCTTCCCCATGTCATCTGTACACCATCTTAAAATTGTTTTCTGTAATTCATCTATATTTTTTCTATAATTTGAATCGTCGATATCAAATAGAAAATCGAAAATAGATGTTCCTAATCGACATAAATCAAAACTGGGATTTGGATCATGTCTAGGTTTTTTTGGATTATAATAAGGCTCGAAATTATATTGTGTAGCTGCGTCACCACCCGCTGCAAAACTATCACTACAAAATGTTTTACCTTGAAATTTATATATACTTCTTCCAAAATCAATTATTTTGAATATTTTTCCATAAGTTGGCACCTTGTATAATTTATTTTTGTATTTGTAATACAAAAACGGTTCATCTGTATTAATATACATAATATTATTTGTATGTAAATCATTGTGTGTAAATGAAAATGCTTTCTGATAACTAATAAGTGTCATTACAATTTGGAAAAGTGCACTTGCCCCACGATTTTCATCCATTTCTTCTTTTTCGAATAAATCGTCCAATGTGCCATTACATTTTTCTAGACAAATCATTTGTACTGGAAATTGATTTATATATACAAAAATATCTTGTTCTTCATTCGTACTTTCATCTTCATTGTCATCGCTGTTTTCATCATCGTCATTGTCATCGCTGTTTTCATCATCGTCATTGTCATCGCTGTTTTCATCATCGTCATTGTCATCGCTGTTTTCATCATCGTCATTGTCACCATCTTCATCTTCATCTGAACTATAATTATTATCACTATCTGAACTGCTTGTATCAGAATCAATAGTATCTATTTTATTGTTACGTTCATATACTTCTTCTACTTTTTCAGATATTTTACATATTGAAACACTCTCTAAACATTGTGATAAATTGTCTATATCGTCCAATAATTCAATATCAATAGAATCTTCTAAATTTGTTGTTGAAAGGTTTAATTTATTCTTATTTGCTCTTGAATTATCATTGAAAAATGATGACATTACTTCTGGTTTTGTGATATGATATATTTTTTTCTCGTTATTTACAAAAAAAGAATGGTTTTTTAAATATTCAAAATCGTCCGCTATATTCATTTTATATTTTTCTTGTATTCCCAAATAGGAACCATAATAATCTAAACTATGTTTCAAATCATATTTATGTAACAACTTACTAGAAAGAAAACAGAAAAAACCATCAATATAAGAAGCATTGTTATTTGATATTAATTTTTGTGATAAAGGATCTGTATGATTTGTTGTAAGTGATTCATTAAATGGTGAAATAAGAGGTAATTTTGAATCTTTATCTTTGAAAATGGGTGAATTAATATTATATTTTCCAATCAAAAACTTGATAGGATCGAACAGTGGTGAATATTTAATAAAAATATTCGTATTTTTATTAGTTTTATTCTCAATATCATAAACTGTATTCATATCACTCATATGGTAACGATGATTGAATTGTATTTCATTGAAATTATTTTCATTCATATCAAAAAAAAGAGAAAATATAGGTTGATATCTTTGTAAATTTTTTACCAAAAACGGATTATAGTTATTTTCTTTATCAATTGAATTATTTGTTTGATAAATTGATTCTAATTGTTCTAAATTAATCGAAGGTGGTTTACAATAATCTATTTCAAATGGTGGGGTTTTTGTTGTTTTTTTAGTCCTGATTTTTGTATTTGACATTAAAAAATAACAAACTATAAATAATATAATCGGGCATAATATATTATTTGTATTTTTTACACGCTTAAATATGTTATTTTATTTTTGTATTGTATTACAAAAATAGTAGTCATCTTGAAAAATGGTACGTAATTTTATACTTCTACTCATTTTTGCTGCGCATATTTTCTCTGCTTCTGCTGCTTTGGCTATTGTTTCCCACGTTCCTAATAATTCATTTGTATCAACCATTCTTTTTTCTACTTTTTTACCTGTAGAAGATGTTGTTTTTATTTGATCCATTTCTTTTTTAAGGAAAATTCCGTAATATCCTTGTCCACCACCATTCTTTGCCCAAATAGTTGTATATACCGTATAATTTGTCTCTTTTAAGTATTTTTTAATTTCTTGTTCTTCATTGCCTGTTTCGGGTTTTTGTACGTTTTTTTTCCATTTTTTGTATTCTTCCAAAATATCAGTAAAAAGTGCTTTTCCACTTGGTGAAAATACACATGCATGGTATATAAAATTTTGAACATCACTAGGTATAACATTTTTTTTATATTCAATTTCACGTAAAGTAACACCTTGATAACCCATTATAATACTTTTATCGTTTTGATGTTTCAATCTTGCTGGTTTAAATCTAGTATCCAAATAATGTTTGAATGAATGATATATTTCTTTGGAAGATATTTGACTAATAATACGATATTGTCCAATTATGTCTGTTGTAGAAACTTCCACATCTGTACGCACAATACAATGGTTGGATATGAATCTTTCAAATGATTGTGTTTTTTCGTCTATTTGTTCTGAATTTGTAACTACTATATTATTCGGAAAATATTCGTCGGTTTGTGTTCCCATTTCACATGTTGATTTTTTTTCACAGGGCTGATTGTCAATAACTTCCAATTCATGTTCGTATAATTTTGATAATTTTACTTGACGTTCTTGCTCTTTCGAAATATCAGTAAGTTTTAATGTATTCACAATACGCAATATCATCATTTTAGCTTCTTCCACTTCCATTTGAAAAACCTCATCTTTGATTGAATATTTTTTTAAAATTTCATGAATAAAATTTTCTACTGTTCTTATATTGAAATTTAAAACTTCAATTGTAAATTCTACCTTTCCATGTTTACATACCTGTTTGTAGGGTCGTATTCTTGAATGTAAATTAATTGTATAACCGATTTTTAATTCGGGTTTTTCCAATAGTATGTTTGTATTATAAATATATATCATAGGAATTTTTGATTTTGTTTGTAATAATTTATTTTCTTCTTGTGTTTCAATAAGTTGATTTTGTATTTCGTTTTTTTCATTGTTTTTTTGTTCTAGTTGTTCTTTTAATTCGTCGGTTTCCTCTTGGAGAACTTCGTGTAATAGTGTTTCTAATTTTACAAAATATTCATGAATTTCGTTGGCTTTTTTGGTACCGGCTTTTATACAAAACAGTTTAAATGTTTGAACAGTTAACATGATTTGCTCACGGTTATGTCCACCCCTATTTTTGCGTTCATTTGATTGCTCTCGCAATTGCGAGAGCAAACATTTATAGTCTTTTTCAACAGTAAAATTTTTTTCTAATGATATTTTTGCGTGAATTTTTTGTGCAAACCCCAACCACATCCAAATATTATCCAAATCTATTACAAAATCGGCGGTTGGATGATAATTCAAATAACAATAAAAAGAAGATATAAATAATTGCTGTTGCGATTCATCAAAGTTTTCCTTGATTTTCATTAAAAGACGACTATTGTAGGTATTTGAAAGCTTAGTTATGGGGTTCGATTCTATAAGATTCACAATATTCAGAGAACTTTCCATGGTGATATGAACTATATGAAATTTTGTCTTTATATTGCTTTTTAAAAATGAAGTCAACATTTTAAAAAGCAATTACCAATTGGTTTTTTTTACTTTGATGTTACCACCTTTGTTAGCTTTTTTAGCTTTATTTGGATCGTATGCTTCATCTTCGTCGTCTGAACCCATATTTTTTGATAATTCCCAGAATTCGCGATTTCCTAACTTGAAATTGGGGTGATTTTCAGCTTTGTACCAGAACACCTGATCTGTTATGGTGTTGGTTTTCGCATTGTTATTGAGAACCATACATTCATAATTTGATGTAGTTGCGTCAAGTACACTACAAAACGCCTCAAATGTTGGAAACATACTGGCATAATTGTCATATATTTTTTTTCGATTATTTAAATATGGCTCACGTAATATGAAGACATAATCGATATTTGTACGTAAATTCGGTGGTATTCCAAGCGGGTATTGCATTGTTATGACCAACATTATCTTCCAATGTCGTCCATTCATGAAAAGAAGTCGCATCATTTTATCACGTGTCCATGATTGGTCATACAGGCAATCATCCATAATGACAAAAGCACGAGGATCAATAGTAGTTTTTTTATAGGTTTCAAATTCTTTTTTCATTTGTTTTAGAACCGTTTTTTGTCTTCGGAGAACATTTTCAATGAGAATAGTATTATATTCGTCATGAATAAATAATTTGGGTACATGTTGAGTATAAAATCCATTTCCTGCTTCTGTTCCTGATATTACTGTACCAATAGGAATATCTTGATGATAAAAAAGAAGATCTCTTACTAAATAAGATTTACCAGTATCACGACGTCCAATCAAAACTACTACAGGTCCTTTATTCTCATCTGGTTTGAATGTTATTGATCTCATATCAAATTTTTTCAACTCAAGTGTCATATTACAATTAGATACAATAACTAAACATTTTTTTTTATTTATTACACCGACAAAAATGTCATTTGTAATTAGTAGTTGTATTTATTTTTATGAATATCTATATATTATGATACATCGAGCATAAAATCGATGTATTATTACTATGTTTTTTTTACATGAAATACAAGTTTCAATATGAATATTTAGAAAAATATATGCGTTGAATATATATTACTTTTTTAAAATGGTATCAAGAAGTAAAAAATCACAAAGAAAAATTAAAACACGTCGTAAACATAGGAAATATACAAGAGGAGGTGATTGGTTTAAACCTTGGACTTGGTTTAAAGAACCAGGACCAGAATCAGAACCAGAACCAAAACCAAAACCAGAATCAGAACCAACAACAACAACAACACCAACAACACCAACAACGCCAACAACAACAACAACACCAACAACAACAACACCAACAACAACAACAACACCAACAACGCCAACAACACCAATAGGTGGTTGGAGACATGGTAAAAAACAATTCAAAGAACATTCTGTTTCTGTAAAAAGAAAAAAAACTAGTAGCAAATCACGTTCTCGTTCTCGTTAAATACTTAATGATTTGTAATGACTTCTTCAAAAAACGTCACTACAAATCTTCAAAATATAAATTTATATATCAATATTTTCACTAGTTGATCCTGCTGCTTTTTTCAATAATTCATTACGAATATTTACATTTTCTGTATTATCTGAAACTTCACGGTCTTCAAAGTTAACTGTTTCACGAACACCTATTAATTCACCATCTTCATTAATACTTTGTGTTAATACATTACCACTCTTTTTAGCCAATTCAATATTTTCTTGAATTGCCTTCTTCTTCGTTTCTTTTATACGACGATCAAATTCTTCTTTAGCCTTCATCTCGTTCTTTATTTTTTCACTATGTAATTGATTTAACTCTTCTTCCATAAATTCAATACGTCCTGTTTTATATGCATCTGGATCCCAAGGAATCCATATTCCTATAGGACCTACATAAATATCATGATTCGGATCAACTTCACGTATTTTTTTACATTTTAATTCTGCTTCATCTTGTGTAGCATAAACACCACGGATTTTTAATCCACGTACTGATGTTTGAAAAGCATGAATACGTTGAAATTGTTCGTTTATCTTTTCTTCATTCTTATCCATAAAATTTTTGAAATCATCATCTATCGACATAGACTTCAATTTTGAATCTTCTTCTTTTACAAATTCATTAAAATCCGATATAATATCATCGATTTTCAAATTATATTTATAAGATAAAAAATTCAAAAAATCTGTATATTTTTCCATAGATTTAGTAAAATCCCATTGTTTTACAAATTGATCGAAAATAAAAACTTCACGTTTTTTAAGTATTTTTTCAGGTGAAATAAATGACATACATGCAAATTTTTGACCAGCAATTGGTGTATCTTCATCACATAAATCCACATATTTAGGATTTGCTTTTCCATCTGCCATGTTTTTTCTTTCAAAATTTAACATTTAATATTGTATTTAGAATATTTTATATTTAAGTATATTCGAATGAATAATATATTATCCATTATAATTTCAAATTATTACTCATATTTTACTTTTATATCGTTCATAAATTCAAATGTCTTATTTTACCTCTATCCGTTCTAAACAGATATAACTACTGTCAATCGAAACCAAATCTTCGATTTACTTAATTCTTCGACACTTTAATTATAATTATTAAGCTTTCACTTTTTTTTATTTTGCTATAATATATAATTATTATAAAATGAGCGGACTTTCGTTTGACTTTAGCGAATTAATTAAACGTGCCATTAAATATATCATTGAAGGTATTATGGTTGCAATTGCGGCTTACGTTATCCCAAAGAAACAATTGAATGTTGAAGAAGTTGTTATAATTGCCCTCATGGCTGCTGCAACTTTCTCTGTATTGGACGTTTTCGTTCCATCCATGGCTTCTTCGGCTCGTGGAGGTGCAGGTTTCGGAATTGGGGCCAATCTTGTAGGCTTCCCTAGGATGTAACCACACCATATATGCTAACAAAATAATTTAAAAATAATATGTATATTTTTACATATTATTCATTATCCCTATAAAATTGATTTTAAAATAATATCATATTTAAAATAAAATCACTATGTCTGATAATTTGAAAAACATACTTATTTGTCAGTTCATAGAACCAAAAATAAAACCGAAAAGAGTTAAAATTACGAATAAATGTATTTATGGAGGGTGTACTGTTATTCCTGTATATAATTATCCTAATCCTACCAATACGGCAATATATTGCAACAAACATAAAGATCCAGATATGATTAATATAAAAAAACCACGTTGTAGTTCACTAGATTGTTCGATTAGTGCTGCATTCAATTTACCAGGTGAAAAAAAACCAATTTATTGTGTTAAACATAAAACCGTTGATTCAGTTAACGTAGTAAGCCCCCAATGTAAAGAAAATAATTGTAACAAGCGTCCATATTTCAACCATAACCAAAACAAAACACCAATCTATTGTAATGAACATAAATTAGAAAATATGTCTAATGTAGTATCAAAACAATGT